CATGGCTGTTTCAGATCTGGTACGAGTAAAAACAGAAGGAGCTTTCATGAGCAAGGAAAACGTGATCGGGATCGCCCGGGGCGAGCTGGGCGTGACGGAAGACCCGCCCGGCTCCAACCGCACAAAGTACTGGGAGGCTTATGACCCGGCGTTCCAGGGGCAGCCCTGGTGCGTCTGCTTCCTGTGGTGGGTCTTCCGCCAGGCCGGGGAGGCCCCCGCCTTCTTCGGCGGGGGGCGGACGGCCTCCTGCACCCAGCTGCTGCGGTGGTACCGGGAGCATGGCTGCACTGCAGCCCCGGCGGAGGCCGAAGCCGGGGACATCCTGCTGCTGAATTTCCGGGGCGGGACGGAGCCGGAGCACTGCGCCCTGGCGGTGAAGCGGGAAGGGGACGTCGTTTTTACCATAGAGGGGAACACCACCCCGGGATGGTCGGGCAGCCAGGATAACGGGGGCTGCGTGGCGGAAAAGGCGCGCAGCCTGTCCCGGATCGTGGCCGTCTGCCGTCCCCCCTATGCCCCGGAGACGGCGGAGGACGCCGCGGGACATTGGGCGGAGAGCGCCATACGCTGGGCCGTCGCCCGGGGGCTGATGCGGGGCTATCCGGACGGCAGCTTCCGCCCGGACAGACCCGTGACCCGGGGCGAGCTGGCGGCGGTCCTGGAGAGATTGGAGGAATCGAGACAGTGAAGACTTTTGCGAAGGCTGCGGCGATCCGCGCACTGCGGACGGTGGCCCAGACGGGGGCTGCCGTCATCGGGACCAGCGCCCTGATCCGCGATGTGGATTGGGCGGCGGTGGTCTCCGCCTCTCTGCTGGCGGGCATTCTGAGCCTGCTGACCAGCGTGGCCACGGGCCTGCCGGAAGCGGACCGCCATGCCTGACCGGATGCATGTCCTGGAGACGGGGATGCCCGGTTTCCGGGGAGACGAAAAAACAGAGGACAAGGTGGATGCGCTCCAGAATTACCTCTATATGCTGATGGAGGAGCTGCGGTATCTGCTGCGGCATCTGGACGCGGAGAATTTCTCGGACAGCGGCCTGGAGGCCCTGGCGGAGAGCGTGGCGGAGACGGGCTCCGGCAGCATTTCCGGCCCGGCGGTCACGCCGGAATCCCTGATGGCGGCCCTGTATGCCCGGTCCGGCCTGACCGCCGACCTGGAAGCCGAGCGCCTGCGGACGGACTGGCAGCGGGCCCTCCGCTGCCTCCAGGGAAACCGCAGCGACCTGCATTACATCCGAATCCGGAACGGGGAAATCGAATTCGTCACCGACAAGGTATCGGCCCCGGCCCGCACGGTGCAGATGAAGCGCGGCGACGCGCCCTGCTGGTGGACGGACGAGACCCGGACGGTCATCGGCACGGAGGAAACGGCATGGCCCGTGATGGTCTATGTCTGCGAGGAGACCGTCACGGCGGGCATCCGCTATCAGACGACGCCCAGGGGGAATTACCTGCCGGTGCTTTCCTTCGGCAGCGGCCTTCAGAGCGGCATGGTCTATCGGGACAGCGACGGCCTGACGGTCCGGTATACCACCGGGGAAGGGGAGGACGTGAGCCTCCTGCTCTCCGGGGACGGGTATGTGGACGCGGACAGGATGCGGCGGCCCACGGCCTATGACTTCCGGGGCATCTCCGATGGGGTCATCCGGGAGACGGTGGACGGCGGGACCATCATCAGCTACGCCGTGGAAACGGACGCCCTGGGCCGGATCGTGAAGCTGACGGCAGCCGACGGACACGAGACGGCGATCCGCTGGTAGGGCCGGAGCGGGGGAAGGAAAACATGGCATACGACGAGACCAGCTTTCTCAACGGCCTGGCCCTGGGCCGGGCGATGAAGGGCGTCAGCATGGCTAATCCGAACCGCGGGGACCTCCTGCGGGTGCTGTCCGGCCGCCTGGCGGCGGCGCGGATCATCGCCCTGATGCCGGAAGCATTGACCGCCGATGACTGGGGCAGCGCGGCGGTCGCAGCAAGCTCTTTGGAGATAAACGGAAAGCGCATTCGGCCCCATGTGACCGCCCCCGGAGAAATGGGCTGCGGCGGCCTCAGCGCCGCAGCGACCCTGACCCAGGAGGCGGAACGGATCTCCGCAGCGGCGGAGACGCCGGGAGAAATGACGGCATCGGTCAGCGCGGCGATCCGGCGGAAGGCACCGGAGGGCAGCTTCCGGGCGGAGGATTTGCCCGGCGGCGTCGGCGGCACGCTGCAGGCCGCGATCAGCATCGAATAAGGAGGACAATCATACATGGCAGGGACATGGACGAAAAACTGGCGGGCTTTCCGGAACATCATGCTCATGGGAAGCCATCACAACGGCCTGAGTACCATCAAGAACACGGACGGAGTCACGGTGGCGGACCGGTATGGCGACAACCTGTCGGCGGTGTCGCCGCTGGGCATTTATTCAAACGATCTGGCGGGCAACAGTGCCGGATGCAGCATCCGGCTGGGTACGGGGACCACGGCGCCCACCGCTGCGGACTACCGGCTGGAGGCCTATGCCAACGTCAATTATCTGAGCTGCGCCATGGGCGCGCCGGTCTATGACGACAGCGTGGGCACCGTGACCAGGACCATCACGGTCTCCGTGCAGAACACCGGCAGCAACAATGTCACGCTGCGGGAATGGGGCATTTTCGGCGTCATCCGGACGCAGGTCTATGCCTCCACAAGCATCGCCACCGCCCTTCTTTACCGGGAAGTGCTGGACAGCCCCGTCACCCTGGGCCAATATCAGGCGGCGACCCTGGAGCTGACGGTGAGCCTGACCCTGACGGACCCGGTGAGCTGAGGAGGAGGCCATGAAGCTACCGGAAATGCCCGCCCGGAACATCATGCGCCCGGCGGTCCAGGCGGCCTTCGGCGGGCTGAACCACAACCTGCGGGCCCGGGACGGGGAACTGTGGTGGATGAAGAACCTGTCCGGGCGGGAATTCCCCCTGCTGACGCCCCGGGAGCCCCGGGGCCTCCTGGGGACGCTGGAAGCGCCCGGTGGCATCGGCGCCGGAGACGCGGTCTGGTGGACCGACGGGACGGGCTTTTACTACGACGGGGTGCGGAAGGGGACCGTGACGGCGGGGGAAAAGATCTTCGCCGCCATGGGCAGCCTCGTACTCATCTTCCCGGACAAGAAATACTACGACGCCGCCGGGGACGACTTCGGCAGCATGGAGGAGAGCTGGAGCGGCGAAGCCGCCTTCCGCAGCGGGACCTACGCCGGCGTGAGCGCCAGGGCCAACACCATCTCCGCGCCTGGCGCGGCCTGGGCCTTTCGGCCCGGGGACGCCCTGACCCTCTCCGGCTGTCTGCGCCACCCGGAGAACAACAAGACCCTGATCCTCCGGGAGGTGGAGGGGGACGAGCTGCATTTCGACGAGAACGCCCTCACCCTGGATAAGCGCTGGGTCTACCGCCCGGAGGAGGGGACGGAGGCCGGGACCTATCACTTCAAGCCGGAGGACACCGCCCTGCAATTCACCCTGACCGCGGCTCTGAGCCCGGGGGACAGCCTCTACTGGGACGGGGAAGTCCTCACCGCCTGTATCGGCGGCGGCAGCGCCGCCATCCCCGTGGAGGAGGGCAGCGGCGGAGCGGAACTGACCTTCGCCGCGGAGCCGGTGGACTGCGAAGAAAGTGCGGTCACCATTGCCCGGACGGTGCCGGACCTGGACTATCTCTGCGTCAACGAGAACCGGCTCTGGGGCTGCCGGGGGGATACGATCTATGCCAGCAAGCTGGGAGACCCCTTCAACTTCCAGGTGTTCGAGGGCCTGGCCACCGACAGCTGGCAGAGCGAGACCCTGGACGCCGGGGAGTTCACCGGCTGCATCAGCTATCTGGGCTACCCCATCTTCTTCAAGGAGGAGGCGGTCTACAAGGTCTACGGGGACAAGCCCTCCAACTATCAGTGGACCCCCTCTGCCCGGCTGGGGGTCCGGGCCGGCTGTCACAGGAGCCTGGCCATTGCGGGGGAGACCCTCTATTATCTCAGCCGGGTGGGGGTCTGCGCCTATACCGGCGGCATCCCCGCTCTGATCTCCGATGCCCTGGGCGCCAATGTCCGGTGGCAGGATGCCGCGGCGGGCTCCGACGGCGTGCGCTACTACGTCAGCATGTCCGACGGGGAGGCCTGGAGCCTTTTCGTCTACGACACCCGCTATCGGACCTGGCACCGGGAGGACGACGCCCACGCTCTGGGCTTCGCCTTCTGGGACGGCGCCCTGGGCATGCTCTGCGCCGACGGCTGCCTCTGGCGGCTGGACGGCAGCCGGGGCACCCCGGAGGGGGAAGTCTCCTGGGAGGCGGAATTCGCGGACTTTGACCGCTTCTTTGAGACTTCCGACAGTTACAGCCAGAACAAGAAGGGGCTCCTGCGCCTTCAGCTCCGTTGTGCGCTTTCACCGGGGAGCAGCCTGGAAGCGCTGGTCATGTACGACAGCGACGGCCTCTGGCAAAGCCTGGGGACCTTGGAGGGTGCGGCGGCCAAGAAAAGCGACAACCTGCCGATGATCCTGCGCCGCTGCGACCATTTCCGGCTCAAGCTGCGGGGCGTCGGCAATGCGGTGATATACAGTCTGACGGAGGTCCGTTACTCCGGCAGCAATCTGCAGTGACAGAGGAGGAGAAGCATACGATGGCAATCAAAAGAACGGCGGCGGATCAGAACACGGTGTACAAACGGGCTTTCACCGATCCGCTGAAAGCGGCGCAGCGGACGGAGTTCAGCGCCCGCCAGCCCGTCGAGGCAGCGCCGATGCCCAACGATACGGCGGCGCGGAACCAATATCTGATCCAGAAGAATCTGGCCCGACAGGCGGCAGCCGGCGTACCGGGATCGGCACAGATTGCGAAGGCCCTGGAGAGGTCCTACGTCATGGCCAACGGCACCCAGGCGCAGCAGAACGAATACCGGCGGGAGGAGGCCAAAGCCATGGCAGCGGCGCTTGCGGGCAGGCCGGCGGCAGCGCAGGGGAAGGACTACACCGTCAGCTGGAAGCCGGACGCGGGTTTCCGCACCATGACCGCCGAGGACAAGGCAGCCTGGAAC